AAAAGAAATTACTCTGAAAGCGATCCCCGCCACCGTCGCCACGCCGTTTATCCGGCAGCACCATTACAGCGGCAAGGTGGTGAACAACAGCAGCCTCCACTTTGGCGTATTCCTCGACGGACGGCTTCACGGCGTTATGTCCTACGGGCCGAGCCTCGTCAAAGCCCACATTGTCGGGCTGGTGGCAGGAACCGGCTGGAATGAATACCTCGAACTGAACCGCATGGCCTTTGACAGCTATCTGCCCCGCAACTCCGAAAGCCGGGCCATATCGCAGAGCATAAAGCTGATTAAACGCAACGCGCCCCACATCAAATGGATCGTTAGCTTTGCCGACGCCTGCTCCTGCGGCGACGGGGCCATATACCGGGCCAGCAATTTTGTCTTGACCGGCATTAAAGAAAACGAGGCCCTTTGCGTACTGCCGGACGGTTCGGTGATCCACAAGCTGACGCTCCACTCCCAACCCGATTTGCCCCGCCCGGAGCTTGGCGGCAGGTCTTTCTTCGACGCGACAGGCGGCAGGTTCTCGTTCAAGACATACATGAAAGCGGCGGGGGCCACGCTGCTCCCCGGCTATCAGCTACGGTATATATACTTTATCGACAAAAGCAAACGGAAGGACTTGACCGTCCCGGAGATTCCGTTTTCCCGCATTGACGAGCTGGGCGCGGGAATGTACCGGGGTGAGAGGATAACGCAGGCCGAACGGCATACGGCAAAGGAGGTGTGAGCGTGGGCCGGGCTATGGATATAACGATGAAAGTCATACCGGGTAAGGTGGCCGCCCCGTTCATGCGGGCGCACCATTACAGCGGCACTGTGGTAAACAACAGCATTTTGCACTTCGGCGTATTTTTGGACGGGCGGCTGCACGGCGTCATGTCCTACGGCCCCAGCCTCGACAAATCAAAACTAATCGGGCTGGTGGAGGGTACGGGCTGGAATGAATTTCTCGAACTGAACCGTATGGCCTTCGACAGCGTACTCCCCCGCAACAGCGAGAGCCGGGCCATTTCCATGAGCCTCAAACTCATAAAGAAACACGCCCCGCAGGTCAAGTGGGTGGTGAGCTTTGCCGACGCTTGCTCATGCGGCGATGGCACGATCTACCGCGCCAGCAATTTCATATTGACCGGGATCAAGGAAAACCTCAACCTCTGCGTCCTGCCGGACGGAACCCGCACCCACAAAATGACGCTGGCCAGCAACCCCACCAGCCCGCGCAAGGAACTCGGCGGGCGGACGTTCTTCGACGTGACCGGGGGCCGGTATAATTTCATGGATTACGTCAAGGCGGCGGGCGCGACGATCCTGCCGGGCTTCCAGCTTCGGTATTTATACTTCATAGATAAAAAAGCCATGAAGGGGCTGACGGTTCCCATCATCCCGTTTTCCCAAATCGACGAGATTGGCGCCGGAATGTATAAGGGCGAAAAGGTAACGCTGGCCGAGCGGCAAATCCCCGGCGAGGGCCAGCTATGAAAAAACTGTGGGAATTACAGCAGAAGCAGGCGCTCCCCTTTGACATCAAGGTGCTAATGAGCCAGCGGCGAATCCGGGATTGGTACGACCACTTCGGCGGTTCCGTGTTTGTTTCATACTCCGGGGGCAAGGATTCAACGGCGCTTTTACACATGGTGCGCTCCCTATACCCGGATGTTCCCGCCGTTTTCGTCGATACCGGCCTCGAATTTCCCGAAATCCGGGCCTTTGTCAAAGCGACGCCGGGCGTGGAGTGGTTAAAGCCGGAGATGTCTTTCCGGCAGGTCATTGAACGGTACGGCTACCCGGTAATCAGCAAGGAGCAAAGCGAGTGGGTTCACCGCATATGGGCAGGGGACGAGCGGATATTCCGGGCCAAGTATCACGGCATTATGCCGGACGGACGCTCCACCCGCTTCAAGCTGTCCGAGCAATGGCGGTTTTTACTGGACGCGCCTTTTGAAATCGGGAACGGTTGCTGTACCGTGATGAAAAAAAAGCCACTCAAACAATACGAGAAGCAAACGGGCCGGGTGCCGTTTATCGGCACAATGGCCGCCGAGAGCCATCTGCGGGTGCAGCAATGGCTCCGTTCCGGGTGTAACGCTTTTGAGGCAAAGCGCCCGGTTTCCATGCCGCTCTCGTTTTGGTATGAGGCCGACGTGTGGCAATACCTCCGCGAGTATGAGGTGCCATACTGCAATATTTACGACATGGGTTACGAGCGCACCGGCTGTATTTTTTGCGCTTTCGGCGCCCATCTTGACACCTGCCCCACCCGGTTCCAACTGCTCCAGCGCACCCATCCGAAGCTGTGGCGGTATTGCATGAAGGATTGGGACGCGGGTGGCTTGGGGCTGCGCCCGGTGCTGGAGTATATCGGGGTGCCTTATGAGAATTTCACGGTATAAGGAGCTTCTGCGGAGGTTCCTTTTTCGTGCGCGGGTAGGCTAACAGCAGACCGCCCATCACCCGATGGGAAGTGGCGGTGCAACTCCGTCCTCCGCGCTCCAACAATAAACTGAGGAGGCCCGACATGGATATACAGAAAATCGACGCGGCACGGCTCAACCCGGCACCGTACAATCCCCGCCGCGACTTAAAGCCCGGCGACAAGGATTATGAAAAGCTCAAACGCTCCATTGAACAGTTCGGCGCTGTGGAGCCGGTGGTATGGAATAAGCAGACCGGCAATGTCGTGGGCGGACACCAGCGGTTGAAAATCCTGCTGAATATGGGCGAAACGCAGATTGATTGCGCCGTGGTGGATTTGGACGAGCCGCGCGAAAAGGCCCTCAACCTCGCCCTAAACAAAATCACCGGCGATTGGGACGAGGGCAAGCTGGCCGCGCTCATGGCCGACCTCGACGCGGCGGATTTTGATGTGAGCCTGACCGGGTTCGACGCTTCGGAAATCGACGCGCTGATGAACAAATTTTACTCGGCGGAGGCCAGCGAGGACAATTTCGACGCCGACAAAGCAAAGGCGGACATTGCGGCGGCGGGCGAGCCGACCACCCGGCCCGGCGACCTTTGGCTGCTTGGCGGGGCGGATGGCCGCCCCCCGCACCGGCTTCTCTGCGCTTCCGCCGCTTCCCCGGAGGACATGGCCCGGATCATGGGCGACGCCCGCGCCGATTGCGCGGTGACGGCCCCGCCCGAGCCGGGCGCGGATTTCAAAAAAGTCGGGCTTGACCCGTGGCTGGAGGTTATGGTGGCGGCGATCAAAAACGTCTGCAAGTATGCCGGTGTGGTTTGCTGGAACATGGCCGACCTATTCTCCACCGGCAGCCAGTTTATAGAGCCGGTGGCGCTGCATAGCATGAGGCTGTTTGCCGACTGCAATTTCCGGCCCCTGTGGGTTCGGGTGTGGAAGAAACAAGGCATACTGGCTCGCAGCGGCTCCGCGCACCTGACCAGCGCCAAGCCCACCGGGGAATTTGAAACCGTGGCCGCCTTCGCTGGCCAGCCGCAGGAGGAATACAACGACCAAGAATATGAGTGGGTTTCAGCTTTCGCCGCCCATTCTTATAAGTTCACCCGCCGCCTGACCAAAGAGGAGCGGCGCAAGTGGGGCTATGCCGGGGTGTGGGAAATGGCCGCCATGCCGGGCGGCAAGGACGGAGCGCAAATACCCGTGGAGCTTCCGTGGCGGTGTATCAAAATGCACAGCGACCCCGGCGCCGTGGTGCTTGACCCCTTCGCCCGCGCGGGTACGACGCTGATCGCCGTCGAGCAGAGCGGGCGGGCCTGCTACGCGCTGGAGGCCGACCCGGTGAATTGCGACGTTATTATCATGCGCTGGGAACAATTTACCGGAGAAAAAGCCGTAAAAATTGAGTAAAAATAAGTCAAAAACTTTATAAAAAAGCCTTGTCTTTTCAGTGTGGTCGAGTAACATCCAGTCACTTCAAATCAAGGAGGCCACGCGCCATGAAAAAGACGACTGAGCAAATGCAAGCCGAGTTTGTTACCCTTATGAATGACAACGGCTTTACCCCCAACGGAGAAACCCTTTACGACGGCAGGCCGATATACAGCCGGATATGGAGCAAGGAAACCGAGGTTGTATGGTACGGCAAAAGCGAGAGCCTCTTGGAAATCAAGGTCAGCGAATCCTACGGATTCCCCCTCATAAGCATTATCAAGAACGGCAGGCCGGAGGGCCGCAGGGACTACTCCACCCCCAAGCGGGCGATCAACGCCATGCGCGAAATCGTAACCTTCGCCGGTTACACATTTTGAGAGGGGCGCGGGACATGAGGCTGTATTATTACAGGTTCCCTGAAACGGCGGACGCGCAGACGCGTTTTCTAAACGGCGCGGTGGCCATTGACGGCGGCGAATGCGGGCTTGGCCGCGAATCCTGCCGGGGCTGCCCGGAATGTGAGGACGGCTGGCAATACTGCCCTCGCTTCCTCGTAAACGACGCGGAGGACACGCTTTCGGGTATCAGCATAACGGCGGCAAAGAAGCTGCTCCGGGAGTTCGGCGGCGCGGCTTGGACGGCGCATATCGAGCGGGACGGCGGCGTATTTGAAACCACCGAAATCAAGCTGGCGGGCAACAACAGCCGCCACAAGTACAACCGGCATTTATGACCGATAAAAAAGCCCGGCTCCGGGCTTTTTTTGTGCCGTGAGCCTTGTTTTTACAGGGGTTCGAGGATAATCTGTCCCACATCAAAATACAAGGAGGTTTTTATTCTATGGCAACGCCCGAAGAAAAAACGGCACTACAAGGCAAATTTGCGGATTGGCTGGCCGGGACGGATTGCAGCGCCTTTCAATGTAAGGTTGACAGCAACCATATCACGGTTATCCGGGTACAGAAAAACATTGACTTTGATTATCTGTACTGCCAGCGGCAATATCGTGGCGCCGGTATCGAGCGCGGGGATAATTTCGACTATGCCGGGATTCTTTGTAAGCGGGACGGACTGGTCTTTGACGGCCAATACGACATCCGGGAGCTTTTGGAAAATGAACGGGACAAGGACGATTTGAAGGGATCATTGAAAAAAGCCGTGCGTGAGGCGGTTGAGGCCACTATCGGCAATGACCGCCGCAACCTGCTCATTACGGAATTGACCGACGAGCGACAGCTTGAAGGCATGGCGAGTTTTCACAGAAACTATGCGCCGGATAATGCGCGGAAAGCGTATCTCGGCGGCGAATATGAGGACGAGGACGGCGACGATTTCGCCTTCACCTTCCGCTGTGACTATTCCCCCGACCAATGGACGGAGGATTCCCTGCTGGCGTATATCCTCGACCCCGTGCAATATGCGGCAGCGGAAACGGCGGCTTTCATTGCCGAAAATCAAGAAGATATGCTTGCCGATTTCCTGCGGGCCGATATGGTCGAGGCGGAGTATGCCGCGATACTGGCCAACCCGCTGAACCCCGTCCACCGCGTCAAGCGGATCATGGCGGCGGTGGGCGCCTCCGCCAAAACGGTCACGGTTACAATTTGTGTGAATGACATTGACTTTACTTTCAAGGCCGAGGCCGCTCAGTTTCGGAGCGATTGCACCAGCCATTACAGTGACTGGAATATCGTGGCGGCGGATCGGAAGGAATACGAGCGGCTGTTCGGACGCAGCGCCCGTTACGGGCCGGAGGATATTCTCCGCATAGAATACGCCCGCTCGGTTATATATCAAGCGCAGGAGGTGCCGGTATGAGGGAAATTACGAAGGTCACGCCGGATATGCTCCGGGAAGTCATTGATACCCGCCAACCGTTGGGCCTGTTCTATGCGCTGGCGGACGGAACCTATACCGGCGCGGATAACCGCGACGGCAACGCATGGACGGAGGCTTTTCCCGACCTGCGCCGCTGTAAACGCTGGCTTTTGAACGTACACCTTACGGCGGGAGGTGATGAGGAATGAGCGGGATTTTCATAAATGGCGCGTGGCACGAAAACACCGACATGAAATGCCGCAGGTGCGGCGGCCCGGTCTTTGAATCCGACCTGCCGGAGTATTCTTATCAATGCTTGAAATGCGACGAGGATTTATATGATTTTGAGGCGGAGGAGCAAGACGCGCACTATTTCCCCCGCGTCATGGTGGCCCGGCATTATGACGGCGTTCTGATAAACGCGGCGCTGGAATATTTGCTGGACGATTCCGGCCAGCCCCTCGTATTCAATAACCAGCCGGAAGCGGAGGCGTTTCTTCTGAGCCACGGTATTCCCTCCGACGATTTGGAGTTCCTGTATTTTGTGGAATGCGACAACGAGCCAAAGGAGCCGGAGGAATAGTCAAACATATCTTTTAATTTTGGGAGGCAGCGACATGAGCGACAAAACAAACGAGGGAAAAGTGATCCAACTCCGCTGGGCCGGTGAAATCCCGGACTACTACCGCACATATTATACGGACGAGGCAACGGGCGATTTTTACGCCCTGATGAATTTCCGCAGCGTCCGCACATGGCATACCACCGCCTGCATCGGCGGGGAGCCGGATATGCCGCTGAAAAACGGCCTACATATTGAAATTATAGCGGGCGGGCAGGTTATCAGCCGGGAGGTCATTTCCCGCGTGGATGATGGCACCTCTATCGGCTTGCCGATTAGTGAGAGCCAGCCCGACCCCGCCGATCAGCCGCGCCGTGGCAGCGGTAAAAAGGCGGTGGCTCCCGCGCCCGATCAGACCGAGGACGGGCAGGAGGTACAGCCGTGAAAACAAAAGAATCCGTCAATTTTTGGACAAAGGCGCCGGTGGAGGTTCCCGTTTTCAATATCAACAGCTTCCACCGCGTGGATTTCCAAAACGATGATTTAATTATCGGCTTTTTTGAGTACGGGAACCGCACCGCCGAAACGCTGACCGCAGGCGACATAGAGTTTTTGACTTCCTACTTCTGCCATTTTTCGGACGCGGAGCTTGCATACGATATTGTGGGCCGGGACGCGGTGCGGAGTAACCTGCCGAATATGCAGGACAGCTTTTTACAGATCAGGCGGGTAAAAAAATAAAACATAAAACGGCAAAGGCAAGGGGCTTCTCCGGGAGCCTTTTTCCTTTGTCCGTTTTCATGGAAAGGAGGCCGCCCCATGCGAAAGCTGCGCGGTTATAAGCCCAGCCGTTTCATGGCGGCGGGTTCCAGTTATAACAAAACGCTGGCGGATAACGCCGTGTCGTTCATAAATTGTCTGAAACATACCAAAGGCGAGTGGCACGGCCTGCCTTTCGATTTGATTGACTGGCAGGAGCGGATTGTCCGCGACCTGTTCGGGATCGTAAAGCCCACCGGCTACCGGCAGTTCAATACCGCTTATGTGGAAATAGCGAAAAAGCAGGGCAAGAGCGAATTGGCGGCGGCAATCGCCCTGCTGCTCACCTGCGGCGACAATGAATACGGCGGCGAGATATACGGCTGCGCGTCCGACCGCCAGCAGGCCAGTATTGTTTTTGACGTGGCCTGCGGCATGGTGGAGCAATGCCCGGCGCTCCGCGCCCGGATCAAGCCGATCATGTCGCAGAAGCGGCTGATATACAAACCGCTGAACAGCTTTTATCAAGTATTATCCGCCGAGGCGTATACCAAGCACGGGCTGAACGTCCACGCCGTCGTATTCGACGAGCTTCACGCCCAGCCCAACCGCCAGCTATACGACGTTATGACCCATGGCTCCGGCGACGCCCGGAAGCAGCCGCTGTATTTCCTCATTACCACGGCGGGCAATGATACCAACTCCATCTGCTACGAGGTACACCAAAAGGCGGAGGATATTCTTGTCGGACGTAAAAAAGACCCCACCTTTTACCCGGTCATATACGGCGTAAAGGAAACCGAGGACTGGACAAATCCGAAGGTGTGGCGCAAGGCCAACCCCTCCCTCGGCATTACCGTGGAGGAGGAAAAGCTGCGGGCTGCCTGCGAAAATGCGAGGCACAACCCCGCCGAGGAAAACCTGTTCCGGCAGCTTCGCCTGTGCCAGTGGGTAAAGCAGGCCGTCCGCTGGATGCCGATGGACAAGTGGGACGCCTGCGCGTTTCCGGCAGATCCCGCCGCGCTCCGGGGCCGGGCCTGCTATGCCGGGCTTGACCTCGCCTCGACCACCGACATCACCGCTTTTGTGCTGGTATTTCCCCCGTTGGACGAGGCCGACAAGTATATCATTCTGCCCTTCTTCTGGCTGCCGGAGGAAACGCTGGAATTGCGGGTGCGCCGGGATCACGTCCCGTATGACGTGTGGGAAAAGCAGGGTTTTCTCAAAACCACCGAGGGCAATGTGGTTCATTACGGCTTTATAGAGGCGGCCATTGAGGAACTCGGCACGGTTTACGACATCCGGGAGATTGCCTACGACCGATGGGGCGCCACGCAAATGATACAGAACCTCGAAGGGCTGGGCTTTACCGTGGTTCCTTTCGGGCAGGGCTTCAAAGATATGTCCCCGTCCACAAAGGAGCTTATGCGGCTAACGCTGGAGGGCAAGCTGGCTCACGGCGGCCAGCCCGTCCTGCGCTGGATGATGGATAACATACACGTCCGCACCGACCCTGCCGGGAATATCAAGCCCGACAAGGAAAAATCCACAGAGAAGATTGACGGCGCCGTCGCCACCATCATGGCGCTCGACCGTGCGTTGCGTGGCGGCGGTATTGGCGGCAGCATCTATGAAGAAAGGGGGCTTTTGATCCTATGAATCCGATTAAAAGGCTGTTCGGTTTCCATTCAAGGGATAAGCCGGTGAATAAAGTCGGGAGCGGCTTCTCGTTTCTGTTCGGCGGCACCAACAGCGGCAAGGCCGTCAACGAGCGGTCGGCCATGCAGACCACGGCGGTGTACGCCTGCGTCCGCATACTGGCCGAGGCCGTCGCCAGCCTGCCGCTCCACGTCTATCAATATAACGCCGAGGGCGGGAAAGAGCGGATGGCGGATCATCCGCTTTATTATTTGCTCCATGACGAACCCAACCCGGAAATGACGAGCTTCGTATTCCGCGAAACCATGATGGCGCACCTGCTCTTGTGGGGCAACGCCTACGCGCAGGTGATCCGCGACGGGCGGGGCCGGGTGCTGGCGCTTTACCCGCTGCTGCCGTCCAAAATGGAGGTCAGCCGGGCGCCGGGCGGTGAGCTTGTTTACACATATCGCCGCGATTTCAGCGAAACCCGCGCGAACAATGAAAGCAGAATGATTACGCTCCGGCACGACGAGGTGCTGCACATTCCCGGCCTCGGCTTCGACGGCCTGATCGGTTACAGCCCCATCGCTATGGCAAAGAACGCCATCGGCATGGCGCTGGCCACCGAGGAATACGGCGCGGCCTTTTTCGCCAACGGCGCTCATCCGGGCGGCGTCCTCGAACACCCCGGCGTAATCAAAGACCCGCAGCGCGTCAAGGAAAGCTGGAACGCCACCTATCAGGGCAGCGGCAACGCCCAGCGCGTGGCCGTGCTGGAGGAGGGCATGAAATTTCAAGCCATCGGCATTCCCCCGGAGCAGGCGCAATTCCTGCAAACCCGGAAATTCCAGCTAACCGAGATCGCCCGCATTTTCCGGGTGCCGCCCCACATGATCGGGGAATTGGAACGCGCCAGCTTTTCAAACATAGAGCAGCAATCGCTGGAGTTTGTCAAATATACCCTCGATCCGTGGGTGGTGCGCTGGGAGCAATCCCTCCAGCAATCGCTCATATTGCCGGGCGAAAAGCCGGGGCTGTTCGTCAGGTTCAATCTCAGCGGCCTGCTGCGCGGCGACTATCAAAGCCGCATGACCGGCTACGCCACCGCCCGGCAGAACGGCTGGATGTCTGCAAACGACATCCGGGAACTGGAGGACATGAACCGTATTTCCGCCGAGGAAGGGGGCGACTTGTACCTTGTAAACGGCAATATGCTCCCGCTCAAAGACGCGGGCGCCTTTGCGACCAAATACCGAAGGGAGGAAAATCAATGAGAAAATTCTGGAATTGGGTGCGCGACGGAACCACCGGGGAGCGCACCCTCTATCTCAACGGCCCCATTGCCGAGGAAACTTGGTGGGGCGACGAGGTGACGCCCGCCGCGTTCAAGGAGGAACTGCTGGAGGGCAGCGGCCCCATTACTGTGTGGATCAATTCACCGGGCGGCGACGTATTCGCGGCGGCGCAAATCTACAATATGCTGAAAGACTACACCGGCCCCGTCACCGTCAAAATCGACGGGATCGCGGCTTCGGCGGCCAGCGTGATCGCTATGGCAGGCGGCGAGGTGCTGGTGTCCCCGGTCAGCATGATTATGATCCACAATCCGGCAACAATCGCGTGGGGCGATTCGGAGGAAATGCTCCGGGCGAAAGCCCTGCTGGACGAGGTGAAGGAATCCATCATCAACGCCTACGAACTCAAAACCGGGCTGTCCCGGACAAAGCTCGGCCACATGATGTCCGACGAAACGTGGATGAACGCGCACAAGGCGGTGGAACTCGGCTTTGCCGATAAAATCATGTTTGCCGCCGACGAGCCGGATGGGGCCGCGCCGGAATTCGCGTGGAACCGGGCAGGCGGTTTGTTTAGTCTTGCCGCCGTTACCAATTCCCTGCTTGGAAAGATACCCAAGCCCGCAGAACCCGAAGCGCCCGCGAAACCCGCAGGCACACCCATTGAGAGCCTCGACAAGCGGCTCTCTTTACTTTCTCACTAATTTTTTAAGGAGGAGCAATCAACATGAGTAAAATTCTCGAACTGCGCGAAAAACGCGCGAAAGCGTGGGACGCGGCCAAAGCGTTCCTTGATACCAAGCGGGGCGGCGACGGCCTGTTGTCCGCCGAGGACACCGCTACCTATGACAAGATGGAGGCCGACGTTGTCGCGCTGGGAAAGGAAATTGACCGGCTGGAGCGGCAGGCCGCCATTGACGCGGAAATGGCGAAAGCCACCAGCAGCCCGATCACCAACCAGCCCGCCGCCGCGCCCGTCGAGGAAAAGACCGGCAGGGCCTCCGGCGACTACAAAGCGGCGTTTTGGAACGCCATGAGAGGCAAGAACGCCGCCGTGGTCGTGAACGCCTTGCAAATCGGCACCGATTCCGAGGGCGGCTACCTCGTGCCGACTGAATTTGAAACCGCCCTCACCGCCGCGCTGGAGGAGGAGAATGCCATCCGCCGTATCGCCAACATTATCACCACCAGCGGCGACCGCAAAATCCCCGTAGTTGCCACCAAAGGCACCGCGACGTGGGTGGACGAGGAGGGCGCGATCCCCGAAAGCGACGACACCTTCGGGCAGGTTTCCCTCGGCGCGTTCAAGCTGGCGACCATGATTAAGGTGTCCGAGGAGCTTCTCAACGACAGCGCCTTCGACCTCGAAAGCTACATTGCAAAGAGCTTCGGTGGGCGCATGGGCAGCCGCGAGGAGGAGGGCTTCCTGGTCGGTAACGGCACCGGCAAGCCCACCGGCATTTTCGCCGCCACGGGTGGCGGGCAGGTCGGCGTGACCACGGCGGGGGCCGCCGCTATCACGCTGGACGAAATCCTCGACCTGTTCTATTCCCTCAAAGCGCCTTACCGCCGCAACGCCACCTTTGTGATGAACGACAGCACGGTCAAGGCCATCCGCAAATTAAAGGATTCCACGGGCCAGTATCTGTGGCAGCCTTCCGTCAAAGAGGCCACTCCCGACACCATTCTCAGCCGCCCGCTCATCACCTCGGCCTATGCGCCGGAAATGGCGGCGGGCAGTAAAACCGTCGCTTTCGGGGATTTCAGTTATTACTGGATCGCCGACCGCGAGGGCCGGGTGTTCAAGCGTCTGAACGAACTCTACGCCGCCACCGGGCAGGTGGGCTTTATGTGTACCCAGCGCGTGGACGGCAAATTGATCCTGCCGGAAGCTATCAAGGTACTCCAGCAGAAAGCGTCGTAAATACGGAGGTGGCGGCATGAAAACGGAAACCCGGCTCTTGCCGAAGGTCAAAGCGAACCTCATATTGGAGCATGGCGCGGATGATAAGCTCCTGCGGGACTTGATCCGCGCCGCCGTTTCCTATGCGGAAAGCTATCAGCACATTGCCGAGGGCCATTACTCCAAGAACCCCATGCCGACCACCACCGAGCAGGCCGTCATTATGCTATCGAGCCATTTCTACGAAAGCAGGGATGGCTCGACGGCTGGCTTTTTCGGGGACAGCGTACAAGCCGGGCAGCAGGTGTGGAATACCGTCAATATGCTGCTGCGGCTGGATCGGAGGTGGGCCACATGAGCTACGGCAAGATGAACAAATTTATTGAAATCCTCTCCACGGCGCCCGTCAAGGACGCGGAGGGCTTCGCCACCCTCGGCGATACCGTCCTCGCCAACGTCCGGGCATATAAAGAGGATCGGCACGGCAATGAACGCTGGGCGAACATGGCGGCCTTTTCGAGAGCCACGTCCCTGTTCCGCTTCCGCGCCATCCCCGGCCTGCCGGTGGACACCTCGCTGTTTATCCTTTGTGGCGTGGAGAGGTTCCGTATTCTGTCTGCCGAGGACGTGAAGGGGCGCGGTATGTATGTTGAGGTTCTGGCCGAAAAGC